TATTCTTAAATAATGAAGCCCACCTATAATATGGAGACATCAGAATCTGAATATACTCATTCGGCTCAGCAAACGCATGTGTGCATATCTGCTCAATCAATGACCACTCATCCACGAGGCGCATAGGGGATTTTTTGGATTCATCCTCACCAAACGCCCCTCTAGCGATAATCAAGCGAATCCATGCTATCAAAAGACGCACGTTCTCAGGCATCTCCACCTCAGGCATCTTCACTTGCTTTCTTCGCTTTCTCTCTCGCTCTCTCTTAAACATAAAAAAACAATAAAAATATCAAATTATTTATTTAACTTCAATAAAGATATCTTATTGTAGAAGAAAATAGGTTTCCCTACTTTCTCCCAGAGACAGGCGATTAATCAAGCCAGTCATCTCTGATGGTAATTTAATACCCTTCTCTTTTTAGTTGCTTACGCAACTTTTCGGATGCACATAATAGTGCACCGCTATTTTGTCGGAATGCAGTCAAGACAATCTTTCGGTCTCCACGTAACTCTTCGGACGCATAGCACAGTGCCAATCCATCTTCTTGGACTGCTGCCAAGACAATATCTCGGTCATTACGCAACTCTTGACTCGCATTTCGGAGTGCAATCCCATATTGTTTGACTACAGTCAAGACAATCTCTCGGTTTTCACGCAACTTTTCGGTCGCATATTCTAATGATAATGCATCCTTTCGGACTGTATCAACATCATTTTGTTGGACAGCTGCCATGACTACGTCTTGGTCTCCACGCAACTCTTCAGATACCCATTCGAGTGCCCATCCATTATTTCGGACTGCATTCAATACAATCTCTCGATCTCCACGCAACTCTTCGGATGCATAGTAGAGTGCATATCCATCTTCTTGGACTGCAGCCAAAACTATCTCTTGGTCTCCAAGTAACTCTTCAGATACCCATTCGAGTGCACTCCCATATTGTTTGACTACAGTCAAGACAATTTCTCGGTTTCCACGCAACTCTTCGGTCGCATATTCGAATGATGGTGCATTATTTCGGACAGCTGCCAAGACAATTTCTCGGTCTCCACGCAACTCAAGTGTCGCAAATTTGAGTGAACATCCATAATTTCGGACAGCAGCCAAGATAATTAATCGGTCACTAGTGTACCGTGTATTCTCAAACATTGGTTTATCATAATATGGTGCCATCAATAGCCGAATATACTCATTCGGCTCAGCAAACGCATGTGTGCATATCTGCTCAATCAATGACCACTCATCCACGAGGCGCATAGGGGATTTTTTGGATTCATCCTCACCAAACGCCCCTCTAGCGATAATCAAGCGAATCCATGCTATCAAAAGACGCACGTTCTCAGGCATCTCCACCTCAGGCATCTTCACTTGCTTTCTTCGCTTTCTCTCTCGCTCTCTCTTAAACATAAAAAAACAATAAAAATATCAAATTATTTATTTAACTTCAATAAAGATATCTTATGTTAATTTATATAAAGAATTATGTATATATTAACAAATAAGTAAATATATAAATAACTAGAAAATGGTGGCAATTGGCATTGATTTGGGAACAACATATAGTTGTGTTGGTTGGTGGAAAGATAATAGGTGTGAGATTATTGCGAATGACCAAGGAAACAGAACAACACCATCATATGTAGCATTTAATGAATCAGAACGATTAATTGGTGAATCAGCAAAGAATCAATCAAATATGAATCCAACAAATACAGTATATGATGCGAAACGATTAATTGGAAGAAAGTTTAATGATACTATTATTCAAAATGAAATTAAGAATCTATCATATAATGTTATTAATGATAAAGATAAACCAGTAATTCAAGTTGAATACAAGAATGAACTAAAAGTATTTCAACCAGAAGAAATATCATCAATGATATTAACAAAATTAAAAGAGACAGCTGAGTCATATATTGGAGAAACAGTTAAAGACGCGGTTATTACTGTTCCCGCATATTTTAATGATTCACAGAGACAAGCGACAAAAGATGCTGGTGTTATTGCTGGATTGAATGTTCTTAGAATTATTAATGAACCAACAGCGGCTGCTATTGCTTATGGATTAGATAAGACAGATGGAGAAAAGACAGTATTGATATTTGATTTGGGTGGAGGAACATTTGATGTATCTTTACTTGTAATTGAAGATGGAGTATTTGAAGTAAAAGCGACAGCAGGCGATACACATTTAGGTGGTGAAGATTTTGATAATATGTTAATGAAACATTTTGTTGATGAATTCAAAAGGAAAAATAAGAAGGATATCAGTGATAATAAGAAAGCTATGCGCCGTTTAAAAACTGCTTGTGAAAGAGCAAAAAGAACATTATCGAGTAGTAGTTCTGCATCTATTGAATTAGAATCATTGTATGATGGGATTGATTATTTTACTAATATAACCAGAGCTAAGTTTGAATCATTGTGTATTAGTTTATTTAATAAGTGCATGGAGCCTGTATCAAGAGTACTACAAGATTCAGGTGTTAGTAAATCGAATGTTGATGATATTGTACTTGTTGGAGGTTCTACAAGAATTCCTAAGATTCAATCACTACTATCTGATTATTTTAATGGTAAGGAATTAAATAAGGGTATTAATCCAGATGAGGCGGTTGCTTATGGAGCGAGTGTTCAAGCAGCTATTTTAGGAAAAACTACAACTGGAGATGAATCGATTGATCAGATATTATTGTTGGATGTAACACCATTATCATTGGGTATTGAAACTGCTGGTGGTATTATGACAAAACTAATTGATAGAAATTCTACAATTCCTACAAAAAAATCACAAGTATTTTCTACATATGAGGATAATCAACCAGCAGTAACAATCAAAGTTTATGAAGGCGAAAGAAGTATGACCAAAGATAACAATGAATTAGGTAATTTTAATTTGGAAGGAATACCTCCAGCACCCAGAGGATTACCACAAATAGAAGTATCATTTGATGTAGATTCTAATGGTATTATGACAATTGAGGCTTGTGATAAGGGTTCTGGGAAAAAACAGAATTTAACAATTAAGAATGATAAAGGTAGATTATCAAGTGATGATATTGAACAAATGATAAATGATGCAGAAAAATACAAAAAAGAAGATGAAGAGAATAAGAAAAAAGTAGAACTCAAGAATGAATTAGAATCATTACTATATCAAACAAAAGAACTGATTTATAAAAAAGAAACAAAAGATAAGTTGTCTGATGAGGACGTAAATACTGTTACCAACAAGATGAATGAATTAGAAGAATGGTTATTAGATGATCATAATGTTCAAGAATATGAAAATATGAAGGATGAAACAAATAAGTGTATTCATCCAATATTATCAAAATTATATAAAAAAGGTGATGTTAATGATATTAGAGAACCGGAACCAGATTTAGGGTCTGACCCAGGATTTGTTCAAGACGTTGATTAATAAAAAAATATAGAGATATTTATAAATTTTTAATCTTCATTATCGGATGCTTCTTCATCTGAATCAAAATTAAATTCATCTGTTGTCATACTAATGAACAATATTAGTTCCTTAGTAATTTCTTGAGCATCTATTTTTTTAGGACCTTTAAAAGTACACATGAATACAACAGCTTCGCCAAAATATTCAACGACGATTTCACCAGACTTCATTGTATACTTTGAATATAATGTATCAAGATTAACAGGGATTCCCTGTGAACCTTTTGTTGGATCATACTTAGCAATCTTTATGAATGGTGGATGATCCAAATTGTGTTTCTTTTTTAAAGATTCACGTAGTAACTTGATTTCATCACCACCATCACTCAACATTTCTGGTATAGTTGAGTGAGGCATTCCAAATATAAAATTCATTTGCTTAGTATATGATTTGTTTTTAATTGTTTCCATATATTTGTTGACACATTCTAAGATTTTATCTTTGATAGTATCATCATCTTGGTCTTCAAGTTCTTCCCAAACGGCAAGTACTTTATCCGATTTTTTTATAATTTTAAGATTCAATCCATCAATACCTGTTGAAGAATTTATTTTACCCACATTAATCCAGTTGCTTCCAACTAGATTATGGTAAGTAATATCATCTCTCAACTCGATTTCGACAGAGCGACTCATTTCTATATCTGTTTATAAAAAAAAATAAAAATATATTTCAAATTAATTGTAAATTTAAATACAATATGTATATCTAAAATAAAATGAATAATAGTAAATTTATTTGGTAGCCTAATTAATTATTCATTATTAGTATCATCGGGGGGAGTTGTATCATCCTTAGGTTTTTGAGTTTTAGGTGTAGTATTATTAAATTTTTGTAAAATATAGCTAATCAAATTTACATTAAATAAGAGACCAAGACATAATAATAAAATTATTAATATAGATGGTATTACTATAAATAATATAATATACTTCATAAACGAATCTACCCACGACCAAAATGATTTATTTTCTGGCTGAGATAGTTGAGCTGGCTGTGCTGGTTGAGGTGGCTGAGCTATTTGAGCTGGCTGTGCTGGTTGAGCTGGCTGTGCTGGTTGAGCTGGCTGAGCTGGCTTTGCTGGTTTAGATTTCTGCCTTCTGCTTTTTGGTGGCATATATTTATATATAAATATATAAATATAAATATTTTAAAAAATAAAATGTATTTTATTGTTTATAAAAGAAATACATTTTATTTTTTAAATTAAATTTAAATACAATATGTATATCTAAAATATAGTCATCTACTTATTTGATTAGAGAAATCTTGGAACATCATATATGTGTATGGTGTCTCATTTCTTGAATTAATTTTCCTACGTTTTGTACAATATTTATTTGTTTCATAATCTCTTTTATAGTTTAATACTTGTTGTAGATTATATTCTCTATCATTATCAGAAGAGCCTCCATCATTTCTATAAAATAGTAAATGATTTTGTAGATCGCAAGACAATACAGTAATATGTCCTAACCCGATATATTTATATGCTATATCAAATACAAGTGTCTGATTTTGTGATTTATAATATTGATAACGATTTACAGCATCCTTCAATGGTAAAAAACACCAATCATCTATATATAATTCTTTTGTATGATCACCAATTAATTTATAAATATAAATAATATTATCATTTAGAGATTTAGGAACTTTTTCAATATATTCATCAAAATCGGGATGATTATCTTTTATATCATATCGTTCTTGTTTGTTTTGAATTAGAGTTGGATTTTCTATAGCAGAATATCCACTTTTTGATAAGTACGCATGATTCTTCAAAAATTTTAATAAATAAATGAATCTGTCAATATGCAACTTCATTTATAATTAATTATTAATATATGTTTAATATAAAATCAAATTATATTTAAAAAATAAATATTATTAAATAATCATAACAATGCCAAAAAAAAAGAAGAAGACAAGTATTCAGAATAGAACATCTAATGAAGGATGTATATCTATATTGACACCGACATATAACAGAAGTAAATTTTTACCATTAATAACATATAATATTAAGAGTCAATCATATGATCACAATAAATTAGAATGGTTTGTTTATGACGATGGTACAGAACCTTTTTTTACAGATGAGACATTAAAAAAAACAAGAGAAACATTACATCCTATCAAAATAAAATACTATTTTGATAAAAATAAAAAATCTATTGGATTTAAAAGAAATTATTTAATTAAACACGCATCATACAAAGTATTAGCTATGATGGATGATGATGATATTTACTTTTCTAGTTATATTAAAACTTATTATGATATATTAAAAGATAAAAAAGTGGGATTAGTTGGTTCAGCTGAAATGTTGTTTATTTATCCAAGATTAAATTATTTGATATCATTTATTAAGTGTCGTGCAGAAAGACAAATACATGAAGCCACTATGGTTTTTACTAAAAAATATTACAATTCTATGCCAGGATTTGATGATGGTTCAAGAGGTGAAGGAGCTAAAATGATAGACTTCAATGAAAAGAATGTATTTATGGCAAGTGTTAGTGATTGTATGATGTGTATATCACACAATAGTAATACTATTTCTAAAGATAGATTTGTTGAAAATAAAACAAAATTAAAAATTAATGATCTGAATTATATTAAATTAATAGAAGATATCTTGAGTGAACAAATTAATTTAAATCCATCACCTGAAGATTTTATTTATGTTGATCCAGATAAAAAAGACGATACCAAAGAATCAACTGATACCAAAGAATCAACTGATACCAAAGAATCAACTGATACCAAAGAATCAACTGATAAAAAAGAATCAACAGATGATACAAAAGAAAAAAAAGATTAAATAATTTGAATTACTATATTTAAAATGATTATTTAAGTGACCAGTAATGGATAAATATACAAATCATACAATATCAACATATGTTAATAATTTATCCATTAGATCATATGATAGACAAATTATTACTAATTGTTTAGTACATTTACTAGACAATTGTAATATAGAAGATAAAAAACTATTTTTAAAAATGTTAAACTATACATCAATAGATGCTGACACAAAATCAGAGGATTTTAGAAATAGTATGTGGAAAACTCATAATATTTTAAAAACTGTTAATATTAAAGAATCAGTTTATTATAGAGATGAATCACCAGAAAGAAAATTGAATAATGATAAATTTAAAAATTTAAAAATTTGTATATTTATATTGTTAATGTATATGTATATTATGAGTTTAATTTAGATTTTATATCATGTATATCATTTTTAATATATGATACATCACTTTTTAAAGATGTTATATCATTTTTTATATCATATATGTGTGCATTTTCTGTTTCTACTTTAGATTCTTGAGCTTCAACTTTTAAACCAATTAATTCTAATTTTTCTGATTGTTGTCCTATCTTAAATATAATACCACCAATGGATATAGCCGCACCAATTTGCTGAATTACAGTTGTATTCATAAATATATATATACATATTATATATAAAAAAAATAATAGACGAATTATTCTAAAGATCTTCTAATAGCTTCATTTAAATCTGATTCAGAAAATCCATCATTATCAATAATTATATTGGTATCATTTATATGTCTATTTATATTATTGATTGTTTCTAACATTAGAGAAAATCTGTTAATACTTGTATTAATTGATTCAGGCTCAGGTTCAGGCTCAGGTTCAGGCTCAGGTTCAGGCTCAGGTTCAGGCTCAGGTTCAGGCTCTTGTTCGAACTCGAATCTGCATATAGGGCAAGTATTATTTTTTTCTAACCAAGGAATTATACCGTCGCAATCGCTTGATGATATATGAAACTTGTGTTCACTATCGCAAGGTAAACAAACATATTTATCACCAATCTTAAAATTATCTAAACATATACAACACGATTCTGAAGTGTTAGTTTCATATGCTGTCTTAACTTCTAAATTTTCTAGTATATTTTTACTAGTGGGTTTATCAACATGTTCTGTATCAATATTATTCAAGATATCTTCTAAATTACTATTAAATATGGTGTTATATATATCAAATATATGTATATTGCTAGAATTATTTTGTGTTGGATTGTTGTACCCTAACATAATTCTTCCACCTATTAAAGGATAACTTCTTGTATTTGAGTTGTTCATCAGTTATTTCTTTTAATATAATATTTTTTAAATTTATTTTAACTGTATTATATTCAGTGTCTATAAATAGATTAAACTCTTTTAAGAAAGTTCTGGATATTTCACTTTGATAATAAATGTTATCCATTTTATTGTACACACAAGATATCTTGTTTCAAATTAAAAAAATAAATATATATTGTATAAAATAAATGACAACAAAATTTAACATTCCAATATTGTATATTAACTTGGATTCAAGAAAAGATCGGCGAGAACATATGGAGAAATTGCTAGAAGGATATAATTATGAGAGAGTGCCAGCAGTGTATGATGAGTTTGGATGCATTGGATGCTCTAAATCACATATAAAATGTATGGATATTATAATAGAAAAAGGATATGATAAGTGTGTTATATTAGAGGATGACTTTATGTGGAAGAATGATAATAATTTTGAAAACTTAAGATTACCAGTTATTGATTATGACATATTTTTATTTTGTAATAATATTAAAAAATCACAAGTAATTAGTCAATATTTTAATAGAGTAATAGATGCAAGTTGGACTAGTGGATATATAGTAAATAAAACAATAGTTAAATCCTTAAGAGATAATATGAACGAAGGAGTTACAAAATTATCGAGTAAATACGAAGAAGATAAAAAAAAAGGATTAAATGAACCAATGGATAAATATTTTGATTTTTTTTTAGATATTTATTGGATTAAATTATTCGATAAATATAGAGTTATTGGATTAAATAAAATGCCAGCAAAACAATTACCAGGATATTCAGATATTAGAAAAATAAATATTAATAGAGATAATTAATAAAACAGAGGTCTATTATCATCATATTCTAAAGCGTGTTCTAATATAGATTTATTTTTTTGATTATCTATATATTCAACAATATTTAATTTATGTAATTTAATTTTATCGCAATTATAGCATCTATATGCATCTTCAGATTTATCAGGATGTATACGAATATAACATAAATCATTTATTTTTCTGGCAATATCGCAATTGTATTCATCAGTAGCAAACTCCATTATATAATATTATACATATTTTATTTAGAATATTTAATAATATTTTTTATGTATTCTTAAATATTATACATATTTTATTTAGAATATTTAATAATATTTTTTATGTATTCTTAAATATTATACATATTTTATTTAGAATATTTAATAATATTTTTTATGTATTTATCATATATTTCATTTTTAGAAATAATAACCCAATACAACTTATCTTTTAATTCCTTATTTTCTTTTTTTAGATTTTTATTTTCTTCTATTAGAACATTTATATTATATTTTTTGCGACTTTGTTCGATATCTTTTAAAACATATAAATGGAATATTGATGGGAACATTAATATATAAAATATTAAAATTGTAATTAATTATCGCAAATATATTTAATATTACCAAAAGAAAGAAATTTAGAATTATTACCGAAAACTTATATAATTATTGCATACGACCAAATAACCAATATAGAGTGTTTTGGCATTATTACCGAATACTGTACTTAAAACATTATTTTTTTCATCAAGTGCTTCTATATATAATGAGTTATATTTATCTTTGTATATATTTGCTGAATAAGTTACAACTTTTCCTGATATAATAGTATATATTTTTTTTTCTTGTAAATCAATAATAATTTCATTCTTATTAAATTTAGTAATTTTTATTATAGGAAAATATGATATCACATTTACTATTTCTTTTCCAGAATTATTCGGATATGAATATAAATACTTTGTATCATCATCATATAGAATACTTACAGAACTTAAATTCACTGTATTACTGTCAATATTAGGAATATCCGAATCTTTTTTTAATTCTAATTTTTTACAATAATAACTTCCACTATGTATATACGAATCTATTAGAATCCAAATAGCAAGAGCTAATAAAATTATAATAAATATAGTAAACCCAATTATTTTTTTATTCATTATATATTTATATTATATATTAAAAAAAACGAATATAATTAATTATGGATATTAATTCATCTAAATTATCAATTATATAATCAGGATTAGATTCTTCTAGTTTTTTTCTAGATTCAACAATTTTTTTATCTATATCAGATTTAAAATATGGTACATCAGGAAATGCATTCATATAAATAGACCAACGTGACACACCGACAGTAATGCATCCTGCTCTTTTACCTTCATTAATACCTGTATTTGTATCGTCTATTTTAATAATTCTATCATTAATATTGATATTAAAATCAGTAAGATTTTTATAAATCATTCCAGAATTAGGGCGAAGAGTATTTTTAGGTACACAATCAGAGCTAACAAAATTATCAATAAATATATCATTTTTTCTTAATACATCTGAAATAATATCAGTTGTACTTTTACCAAATCCTGTTGTAGTTCCTACAAAAATATCGTTATCTTTTAAATAATTAATAATATATTTTGTTTCTGGAATTATATCAATATTTTTAGCCATAATGTCTGTATTATATATAAATTCATTGTATATATTATTTATATCATTATTAGATGGATATCTTTTATAATGTTGTCTCCATAAACTAATAATATATTTATCATTCAATATGTTTTTTATATGTTGTTTTTTATCTATTCCCATATCATTTATGATTAATTGATTATTAACATTAATATTGTGTTTTTTGAAAGCATTTTTAAAACTTTTAAAAGGAATTAGAGAATACTTGTCAACAATTGTTCCACCTAAATCAAAAATACATGCTCGAACCATTTTAGTAAATCATATTAATAAAATTTTAAATAAAAAAAACTCAGACCAATTAAGGTCGTCATTGTTTTTTTTGAGACTCATTGACATAACTAATATGTTATATTAATTCATTGTCTCGGGTGTTGTGAAACACATCCTACCAACCACCATCACCTTCAATATGTTTGCCTGACCAAATATTACCTTTTGCCTCTGGTTCAGCCTCTGGTTCAGCAGGTTCATCAGGTTCATCTTCTTCTTTGACTGGTTCTTCAATGTCTTCATTGTATTGATTGATGCTAATCACGAAATCTTTAACCAGTTCATTAATGTCTGGAAATGATATTTTTTCGTGTAGCGTTAAATCTACATCAAGTACATTGAAGCCACGACACAAATGTTTAATTGACCCATCTCGTGGTGGCCAAATAGTCCACACATTTGACATATGCTCCATTTGAGGATATACCTCAACTCCATCAACATGACCTGAGTCACCCAAGTACTCATTGAGTTCTTCGATTAGAACTTCAATGTCCTCGTCCTCGTCGCCTGCTATTGGCACATACAACTTTGTTCTGTAGAACAGTGTTTTCTTGTATTCGGGTCGTTCACTGATTGACTTCTCAACCTCTTTGTTGAGTTCTTCTTCAATAATTTTGAAGAATGAATCTCCACCAGTGTACCAGACATCCGCAACCGTTTTACCATCAACTTCATCCAGATGGATTATCGGTTTGAGTTCGTCAGTGTTTTTGACAAAGATGTTTTGTTGAACCTGACGCAGGTTCACATCTATAAACAATCCGATTTTGTCAAGAGGAATCTTGGTCACAATCTGTTTGTTCTGTGGTCGGCCACCTCCGCGGCCTCTTGCTTGGCCACCTCCGCGGCCTCTTGCTTGGCCACCTCCGCGGCCTCTTGCTTGGCCACCTCCGCGGCCTCTTGCTTGGCCACCTCCGCGGCCTCTTGCTTGGCCACCTCCGCGGCCTCTTGCTTGGCCACCTTTTTTCATCATGGTGGTAAGCTTGTAAAGTTCGCCTCTTAGCACCCTGTGCTGTCTCTTATCCGGCGATGTATAATAAAAAAAAATTATAAATTTCAAATTAATTTTTTATCTTCAAAAATATCTATTTTAATAAGCTAGTGCCGAAGCATTCAGAACTTTTACGTTCAGGATTAACACATTTATCTTTTAACCCCATATTTTTTATATATACAGATTCTCCAAAGAATCCTCTTGGTTTATATATAAATTCACCATACAACTTTATTTTTTTATATGGTAAAATATCATCTAGATGTTCTGAACTTCTTTTGGGCATTGTGAATGTATTTTTATAAAATATATAATTAATAAATCAAATTAATTTTCATCACCTTGTACTTTTAGTATCTCCCTCCCTTAGCCTTAGAACCCTTAGACCCCTTATACCCCTTAGAACCCTTAGTTCCCTTACCCCTCTTAGTCCTCTTAGCTCCTCCACCACGCCTGTCTGGTATTGGTATATTATTATCTGTTAGTGTTTTCTTTAAAAAATTATACCGAGCCGGTTGGTTTTCTTTAAGTGTTCTTAATTTTCCCAAGGTCTCAGTCAAATCTACCCTTTCATTGTACGTATCCGGGATTATAGGTTTACCATCACTATCTAATCCAAATGCTTCCGTAGCTTCATTTAGTTGTTTTTTTTGATTTAATCTATCGGCTTCCAATTTTTTCTTCTTGGATTCTTTACTAAAGAAAATAATACTTAAAGCCACTATAATCAAAATAATAATAACAATGATAATAATGGTCGTCGAATGATCTCTGAGCCATGTTTTCCATGTTATACAATCTCCTATTTTTTTAAGTGAACCATTATCATTTTTAATTTTAGTTTTTCCATCAGTGCATAAAGATGCATTTGTTTTAAAACGTTCATTATATAAATCATCAGATGAGGTTCGTCTACATTTAATGTACTCTGATTCATCTTCACAACAATCACAAGTAAGTACATTATTATTAATATCACAATTGTAACAATTGTTCAAAACATCTATATTATAAATAGCACTACAATCCGCATCTGAATAACATCCTTGTACCGACATTTTATATATATATATATATATACAATAAAAAAAAATTAATTAATTGTTATTATTCAACGTCCATTTCAATTACATTCATGTTTAGATCATTCCAAACTCCACTCATATCTTTTAATCCATCAATTGAAGATATGATTGTATATTTATTATTCATAGATTTATTGCAGTTTTGACATATAGGATATAAATTGTATAAACTAATATCACCTCCTTTACTATCAGGAATATCATGACCAGCTTCAAAATTAAATACATCAATGGTATTATTACACCAATCAATGAAGCATTTATGTTCAAAAACTCTACCGAAATGTTTTAACCAGACTTCTTGTTTTAATTTAACAGGAACACATTTTTTTCTTTTTTTAGGCTCAGTTTTTTTCTTAGTTTTCCTAACTGTACTCATAACAAGATATCTTCTGGTTATTAATAATAAACAAAAATTAATAAATCAAATTATTATGTTTAAAAAATAAAATAAATAAATAGATAAATATAAATGAGTAGTGTTCCTGATTATATTGGTATGTTTATAGATAATAATATTAGAACATTAACTGATATATATGATGCTGGATGTAGTGCAGAACAAGAAGGATTATTAATGATAGAGATTGACGTGGATAAAAATGATTCACAGGTATATTTCACAGGAAAACAAAGATTAGCAGATATGGATAAACTAGATTTTTATAATGACATAATAAAAAATATAAAAGAAGAGAATAAAGATGATATTATATTGTATATAATGGATAGAAAAGTAGACAAAGTTCATTTATTGATTGTTAAGAAACCAACATAAAAAATTTATATTTATTTTTAAAATTTTTATTTAATCTTCGTTATCAGTGTCAGAGTCGCTGTCGCTTTCTGAGTCGCTTGATGATTCATCATTAGATTCATCATTTTTCTTTTTAGCCAACTTTTTAGCAAGAGCACCATTTGGGTGAGGTGGTGGGACATCTGCATCCGACTGTTTGTCAGATGGTGAGTCTTTCTTCACCTTTTTAGATTTTTTATCTTTTTTCACCTTTTTAACTTTTTTAATACCGGTGCCTCTAGCATCTTCGTCGGAATCATCAGAACCCTTGTTGGACCCATCATCGGATGAATCTTTAGAAAGGTTCTTTTTATTGATATCTTCAGCGATTTTAACGTATTCAGCTTTGTCATCTTCATCCAAAGATTTCCACAATTCGGAAACCTCTTTAGGATCTTTCATACCTTCTTCCTCGTACATCTTCTTTTTAAATACAATCCAACTGTTAGTCCTTCCACCAGTTTTGGTGGACTTCTTGTCAGGTGGATTGCCGACTGTGTGATTTTTGGTGTCAATATGTTGTCCACCCATATCTTCGAGTCGTTTCATTATAGCTTTAGATGTTTCTTCATCGCATTCTTCTGTTATTGCTATGGTCATTGCGACCATAGCAGTTTTAGATAATTTATCGTAATTGAATACAGGCATAATGTCCTTTTGTTTTTTGATAAAAGTTGTATGTATAACTCAGAAAGTTAAGTAACTTTGATTAAGTAAAAAAATAAAAAATACATTTCAAATTAATTTTTTTTTAAGATTTTTCGATGAGTTTAATTTCATCAGAAGTTAAATCGAATAATTTGTATAAATCGGAGTCAGAATAAGTATCAGTTATGAATGGTATATTGTGATAAACTTTCTCATTATTAAAACCAGACCATTTACAAACAGAGAATACAAATGTGTATAATTTACTGTTAATAATATCAATATAAGATTCTTGGTCGGTAATTAGGTACATTTGAGATTCGGTGAATCCATATTCACCTTTATCATAGTATGGATTTAGATTACCAGATAGATTCATAAGAATTTTTGATGTATATTGTAGAGGGTGTTCTTCTTTGCAGTATTTGGGGTTAGTTTTAGTATTTTTATAATCGTATTTGAATACATCACTTTTTTTACCAAATAGGTGTTTTTTGGTGGATGTGTGATATTTGGTCATACGAGCAAAAGATATCTTTGGTAAATCATTATTCATAAATTTTTTGATAATATTGATGGTATTATTTGTTATAAAATTAGGAAGATAATTCATACCACTAAGATCGCATATATCATAATAAACAGTTTTATTATATTCACATTCAACTTCAGTCAACCCGATATCTTTAGTTTTTTTGATAACATAGAATGAGAATGTGCTACCGACATTAAAGTATCTTTTGCATTCATTAACATTAAGATATAATATGTGATTTTCATAAAAGATATGTTTATTTTTGCTGGTAGGTGACATCCAACTAGTGGGTGTGATATAAAGTAATAAACCATTATCATTAAGATTATCATAAGACCAATTAAGGAATTTAGACCATAGATTATGATTGGCTGGTTTCCTTTTACCTGTATTAGATTCCATATCTTCATAAGGGGGATTACAAACATGAAGGTCAAACCCATTAATATTCCATTTATCAAGAATATCAAGTTCTAATGTGTTTCCTTGATGATAATTTAGTTTGTATTGATTATAAGGGTCAATTAGTAATTTACAAATAAATAGATTGGTTGAATTAATATCACAAAAGTAGATACATTCTTCAACAATAGTTTTATACCGTATATCTTTATCAGGTATAGTAGGTTTAAGACCTTCCATAAATTTACCAATAATATCAACAATATATCCACCTTTACCAGAACACGGTTCGATAATTTTTCTAGGTTTTGTCCAGAACTCACATGGTATTTTATCAATAGATTTGGTTCTTAAATCTTTGACTGTAGTAATCTCAGCATTTTCAGATTTTTCTAAATCAGAAGCTTCAAAATACTTATCAACGAGTTCGGATAGTTTAACGGAATTGTCTATATTTTTTTTGAATAATTCTTTAATGGTTCTAATAATTTGTGAAGTTTCTTTATCATCTTTAATATACTTGATATAGATATGGATGAATCTTTCAATGATTCTAATGTCAACATCTTTACCCCACCAACTTTTAGTTTGATCGATAAGAATATCAAAAATTAATTTATCGTTTTCTATAATATTGAACATTTCAATAAATGAGGTTTCTTCATCGTGAATAGTTAGCAAGCATACAAGGGGGATAATATGCCTAAGTATATCCATATAATTAATATCTTTAGAATCATTATCATTGTTATCATTATCAGAATTATTATCATCATTGTTATCAGAATCAACTTTAACTTTTTCCAGGCCATCATTGATATCATTAAAATCATCATTTTCTAGTTCATCAATGATTTTATCAATAATTTCTTTTTGTTTTTTGGTTGGTTTAGAAACAGTGAATATAGTATTGAATAATAATTGTTCATCTTGAGATAAATTAACTTCTTTAAATTTCAATCTATTTAGCCAAAGATTGAGTGTTTCAATATTAGATGAATATATATCATAAACTGTTTTGGATAGGGAGGATAAAGATATGTTGAATTTACTATTACCGAAACTAGGTATCCAATGGTCACCATTAAGATTAATGATTCTTTCTTTGAATAGATATTTGCATGCTTTTCGTGGGTGTTTATTTGGTTTAATGATGGTTGCATAATTAATGATAGAAGTTTCAACGACTCTTTTGATATTGAGATCGACTACGAATCCACATTTTTTATTTTTACCTTCAGTCATACACCTAAACATCATTTGATAAATCATATCGAAACCCATACTGTTATTGAGAAGTAATACAATATCGCAATTATGGATAGAGACACCTAATCCGCATTGCTTACCACTTAATACAAGTACACCTTTTTTACCACTAATTCTTGCAGATTTTCTGGCATCTTCAATAGATTTTTTAGAATCATTAGTTTGTTTCGAATTGATACATATGATGTCAAAATCGGGAATGATATTATGATTAGTAAGAAGATTAAATGTAGCTGTAGATATAAGGTCAATATTTATTTGAGGCAAGAAAGCCATAATAATCATAGGTTCATTAGAAAAATCACCTTGACCAATAAATCTAGAATCTTGATTATTGCATATATCTTTAATTCTATTGATAAATACAGTATCAAGTGGGTAATCTTTGTCAGGAATACCGATATTAGATTTTTTACCGAATATGGTATACCATAATTTTAGATTTTCTTGTTCATTTTCGAATTCATCTTTATAAATAACATTACCTTTATGGGCACTTTGTTTTAGATTAAAGCAGGCATCTGTAGACCAACCAAAATCATTATCAGTAGTTTCTTCTAATATTTGTTCAACAACATCGGGTTTGATTTCGTGAGTGAGAATCCATAACTCAGGATATTTAGAATATTCATTGATAATGGATTCATGAGAATACATATCAATAATATTGATAATATCATTGCCATGTTTTTTGGATAATTTTTTAATATTTTTATCCTTTAAATTTTTGCATAATTTAACATCTTCAAGGTCCCAAAGAATCCAGCAATCTTTTGGTATATCGAAATCATGAATAGGTTTAGAGTAAGTAGCAGTTATTTGAACAGTGAATGAATCATTGCCATAATATTCAAGAGTTTTTTGGGCTAATTCAGTAGTACCACCATTATGGCTTTCATCTATAAATCTCATATCAAAAGATATCTTTTTTAGCCAACCAATATTTTTAGGTTTTTCATATCCTTTATTAGAACCTTTATTGATTTTAGATTGTAGGAATTGTTTAGAGCATATGATTATGTTTTTATTTTTGATGATAGGTTTTTTATTATTACCATTTAGAACAATAATATTGAAGTCATAAAATTGAGAATGATTAAAGACATCAACATATTGGTCGATAGTTTCACGGGGTGCAGTAGTTAAAACGAGATAATTACAATTATCCAATCCACAAGAATCTTCAATAATGGCACCAGCAATAATATAACTTTTACCACTTCTTTGAATGTGTCCCCATAGAACACTAGATTTACCATCTTTTTTGAGTTGAATAGTTTTATGAACAGATAAAACTTGATGCATTTTAAGAACTAGTGGATTATTGTTAAAACTGAGGATATCATTAAATTCCTGAGAAGCATAAATATACTTGAATTGTTTATAAGCTTGATTTAAATCATTCCAATCGATAATAATAGTGTCATCAGAATTGATAATAGATTTAAGCGAATGATTAGTAGATTCGATGTTATCATTCATTGTATTAAAATCATCGATATTTCTGATACAAATACAAAGAGACATAGTATATCCATCATTTTTGTATTGTTCAAAATTGGTTAATATTTTATCTATGTCTAATTTTCCAACATTATTTTTGTTTAGATTTTTAGATGTTGATACTAATAAGTGTTTATTATTATTTTTAGATAAGCAAGTTAAATCTGATGAATCACCTTTATCTTTTAAGAAAATAGGTTTATTGCGATAATAGAAAAATTCATTTAATGTAGATATCTTTTGAATAGTCTTGAGATTAAAATTACCAGAGCAAAAATGATAATTATTTAATTTGTTGATGAGTCCTAAAGCAGAAAACAATCTCAATAGAGATTCTTGTTTATCTTTACCGACCCATGAATCTTGAATCCAAGAGAAGATATCTTCATCAGGACAATGAATCAAGAAATGGTAAAGATCGACAAAAGTATTAATATTTTGAATGTTCATATTATCCATATAAGATTCAGGTAATTTTTTATCAGTAACAACTTTAACAATTGATTTGTCTACTATAATTTGTTCGATTAAGGTATTTTTATTTTCAAATTTAATTACATCATCTAAATATTCTGGGTAATCGATTAATATGTCGTCCATAGTTTTCATTTGAAGATTAAGTCTGGTAAGTTCACAATTTTTAATGTGTATATTCGATTTATTGTGATTTTTAATATGGCTTAATTGACATGGTCCAGTCCCACAAGTGTTTTCATCTATATTTGTACATATAGCACAATAGTATTTTGTCTCGGTTTTTGGTGGCATATTTTTAGTTATTATATAATATAATATATATTATTATTTTTAAATAATTAATAATTACAAATATCAAATTTAAAACATATACGAATAAAAAATTATATATATATATATATAATATGAATAGAATCATAAAAATATTGATATATATATTTGTTATTTTAATAGTTATGGCGATAGCAATATATATGTATAAATTATATGATATTAGAAATAATGGAGCATATTATTGTAGTCTGATAAAAAATGATGTAAGATATAATTATCCAGATAATATTAATAATATTTTAATAAATAAATATCAAAACAGATTATTTTATGATTCAGAAAGTAATTTATATAAAATCAACCATTCATATAATAATGATGTTCAACTAAAATTATCCGAAGATGATAAAGAAGTGATTGATATTAAGGTTGATGTGAAAATGTTTAATGATAAATCGGGTTTAATAATAAGTACACCGGGGCCATTATTTGGTAACAAAAAATTTAAGGTGAAAGATGGTGATTATAAAATTATAATTTATTTAGATAAATTTAATTCCATTAATATTGAAACCGTATTTAATAATATATATACTAAACATTATGATATAATAGAACCTCAAGTATACAGAGATAGTTTAGATGACTTATATGTATCTTTTATTGAATTGAGTGATGTTATGGATTATATTTATGACAAAGATTATAAATTTAATGGTGATAATTATCAGCATTTAAATAAAGATAAATTAAATTTAACAAATTATGATATTAGAGACTATTTAAATAATTCCGGTGATAATGCCTGGGAATTAAAAAGAGCAAATGTTCAAACCATAAAAATACAAGGTTCTATGTTTGATTGTTATAAAGCTAATCTAGTAGATTATTATCCTAAATTTCTAATCAAAACAAGATATCTAGTTATTGAAGACAAAATATAATTTGAATTTTTTATATTTTTTTTATTAATAAGAGAAAGAAACACGATGCTTCAAGTTTTGCTGTTCATATACGCACTGAGAAGCTTGTTACGGATATTATTTCCTAGACGTGAACGGCAAGAAGTAGAAGATTAAATCTATTCTATCACAAAAAACAAAACAGGCACGTTTTGTTATCTAAAAACAACCACAAGCCATTACATTTGTATCATCAATACTATCACCGCCAGATTTTAATTGATTCCTTATTTTTTTTAATTCTTTTCTAAGTTGCGATTTAGTCATATTGTGTATTTCTTCAATTTCTTCTTTTGATAAAGATAAGTTATCTTCATTAAATTTGTCATCATCTGTATCATCATCAGTATCATCATCAGTATCATCATCAGTATCATCATCAGTATCATCATCAGTATCATCATCATCATCGGAATCAATATCAGAATCAGAATCATCATCATCATCGGAATCAATATCAGAATCAGAATCATCATCATCATCGGAATCAATATCAGAATCAGAATCATCATCATCATCGGAATCAATATCAGAATCAGAATCAAATAATTTATTTATTTCTTTTTTCATTTTTTTGTGTTTTTTTTTGTATTCAGACTTACTAAAAGATATCTTATCATCTTTGTATCTACCAATAATTTTAAAATCATCATCTAAAACTTTATTATCAGGAGTAACAGTGTATTTGATTCCTTCAAAATCGACTAATCTATTATCAACATTATTGCTACTATTATCGGGATTATCATCTTTTTTAGCTTTTGCGAACCAACCTTCAATACCTGCGGAAAAATCATAAATATTGTTAAAACCAAGAGACATTAAAGTGTCACATAATTTTTTAGAAGCATCACACTTTTTATGAGCACAGTAAATGACCATAGGAACATCGAATTTATTGGATTTTTTATCAGAGAAGGCTTTTTTAAGAGGTGGATATTTATCAATATGTTCATCAATGAATTTATTAACTACATCAGTTTTTACTTTTTTTGTGCCAGTTTTTGGCATTTTAAGGTAATAACTATTGGGAATATTTTCTTTGTATTTAGAACCTTCAATATCAATGGCATTAACAATCATATGAGCATCCCCACCGACCCAATCATTCATTGTATCAAAATTGAGATCATAAAGAAAGTGAATAGTGTGGATATTATCGGTATCCCAAGATTTTTTTTTTAAAACAACAAAATGGACATGTCTAGGATTAGTTACTTTTTTATCTAAATGATAAACAGTTGGACAATTTAATTTCATAGTAAATTTACCATTTTTATCAGTTTTTACGACACCGCTATTTTTGCTGTTATTATATGCATCTTCAACTAATGGTAAAAAGATATCTTCACTGTATTTTGATGCCCAATATAAAATCCAAGTATTTTTACTAGATATTTTATGAGTTATTTCTAATGGTAACTTTTTTTTGGCAGGAGATTTGGGTTTAAGGTCATCAACATCATATTGATCTAAGATATCTTCTATATATTTTTTTTTTATTTCTTTTGTTTTAGATACATCAAGAATAAAACAATTAACACAGTCACTAGAACCAGTCATTATATAATAACTAATAAAAAAATATAAATAATAGTAATACAAAAAGATGAGAAAGTTCAAAGATTATCCAGATTTTACTCCTAATGTGTCACCAAAAGAAGTATTTGAGATGGGTTCATTTGGAGGAACATACTATCGTCCAATATATTCATCTATAACAAAAAAGAATTATAAATCAAAAGATGTTATAAAAGAATATCCTAAATCATGGTTTAAAAATGTAGATATAGATACAATGGTTATATCTCCAAAATATGATAAAAAAATAAATAAATACAAAGTAGTTTGCGGGTCAAGTTTAGAGACATGGGAAAAGAATGGATGGATAATAGAACAGGATCCATATGGATGGTTTCAATGGTATTGTCGATTTTATAGGGGAAGAAGAACTGACGATGATAAGAGGCAAATAGATAGATGGAATAAAATAGTTGGACCGAATGGTAGATTCAGAAGGAGATTAATGAATATGTTAATAAAGAAAAACAAAGAATATAATGATTATACAGTATCGCCGGTAATTAGGCAGGTATTACTTCATTGGGGATATGAATTAACAAAAGAAGATTTTGAAGAATATAAGAAATCAAAAAAGAAATAATTTGAATTAAGGATTAATTTATATAATAAAAACAAACAAGATATGTTGAAGCGAACATATTCAATATACAATAAAATTGGTGATATAGATGAAAGATCAAAATATCTAAAGAAAAGAAAGAGAGTGATTTTTAGAGATAAACCGATAATCAAAGAATATTATAAAGTAAATAATGATTTAAATAAATTATTGTGTGAATATATTAATATGTATATAGATATAGATTATAATAGATTAAAACTATTAAATAACTATTTCTATAATTATAAAAAACAAATATTTGAATATGTGTGTTATATAACGACTATTAAAAATAGTGAAGATAGAATAAATTTACTAAATATGCTACAGATTCATCCAGATGATAAAGAATTACAATTATATGTAGATAATGCATTAGAAGAAATTAAAATAGCTTATGTATTTGATAATAGTATATAAAACTAATATAGTTATATATTATATATTATATATTATATATTTTTATGGATAGTGATAGACAAGATATCTTGAGAGAACTAAATAAAAAGATATTTGATTTAAATGAAGAAAAAATGTGTATAGTAAGACAAAGAGATTTAGTTATAGACCAATCATTAAATTTGAGAAAAGAAAGAGATTCAATGATAGAAAAGAATCGTGAACTAATTGAAAATATAAAAATTCTTCAAGAAGAACTGGACAAATATAAACAAGTAGAATAGAATAATATTTATTCATCATCATCATCTTCGAAGTAATCTTTGTAGAAACTTTTAGAAAACCCAATAATAAAGAATATAATAAATAATATCACTATAGAATACAATAAATATTTTGTTATTTTGTGAGTTATATATGATATTGAGAAAATTAAAACTAAAATAGCAATAGCTATTATATATAGATTCATTATATAATATAAAATAAAATAAAATTAATTATTTAATATACTATTCCAATTAATTTTTTTATGTTTACGATTATAATGATTCAATAATTTATTATATTTATTTTTTAGATATTCACTATTTTTTTTGTTGTGGCATTGTTGAACAAGAGAATTAACACCATTAATTATTTGATGATTTTTTTGATATCCATTCCAAGTATTCCATTTATCAATATATTTATGATCTAATGCATATTCAGGAATAGATTCACAAACAAGTTCATCATTATTTCCTTTTTCTCTTGCTTTATAAAGAGCCCAGGCACCTAAACACATACAATGATTATTACCTACTCTATCTAGAGACCAATCAGATTGATTAGTATCACTAGAGAAAGTTTTTGTATCATCATTGACTTTAAAACAAATTTGATGAACTCCACCATCTAATTCACTACAATAACCATCAGAATCCCAGCTACCAGGTTTAGTGCCAGTTTTACATTTTTTTAATTTATCACCATAAATATTTTTGATATTATTGTGTGAATCATTATCTAAATCATTATCTAAATCATTATTAACTAATGATAATTTAACAAAAATATCACCCATACCACCTTTTAGATTATCGGGACTAGTATTTAATCTGTCCGAACAAATATTTTTAATTTTATCGAAATCATCATTATCAAAACTATTGATGTCAATTAATTTAGCATCAAATAATATGGCTATAATTAAGCGATTGTTATCTGAATATACACCATTAATTGTTTTTTTATTAGAACAATCGAAAGAAGTTACTTCATCAGGTATATCATCAGGATTAGAACAAGGGTCATTAATGGTAAGAACTTTATATGTATGACTAGAATCATCTAAAAATATAGTAAAATCATCAACTAAAGTATACTTCATAACATCACAAACACAAGGCCAACAACATCTATAATATTTACCGTAAAAATATTTCCCATTAATATCTTTTACCAAAGTATAATCAAAGATATCTTGTCTATCCGGATCAATAGGTGAACCACTAACACCACAATAAAATGTATTGTATAACTCAAAATCTTGTTTAGATGGATTTAAATCAACAATAAATTTAAAAAATTGAGCACCACCAGCATTTCTATTATTATCAGGGAATATTCTAGAAAAATTATTCATTAAATTATTATATAATTCTTTCTTAAATATAGTTTTCTTAGTTTTCTTAGTTTTCTTAGTTTTCTTATTAGATAATTTTAAAAATAAAAGAATACCGGTTAAAACAGATAAAACTAATATTAATGTTATTATAATAGGATATTTATTTTTGAAATAAAAAATAAATATTTATTCATAATATTATATAATTAAATAAATAAATTAATATAAATGTAAACTATCAGAATCAGAATCAGACAAATAATTATCTTCAATCTCTAATACTATGGAATTATTAACAATAAATAATAATAAAGGATAAGAACTAGAATTATATTTAAATATATCATAATTATTTTTGTATTTTAAAAATACATCAATGATATCTTGTTCACAGAATGCTTCAATATATTCAGAATCATCGATATTAGTTAAACAAGATATCTTATTGGGATAAACATATTCATTATACATGAATAAACAAAATTCATTAAATAAATTATATGAGTTTTCTATACATATATCATTGTATTTATCTACAATTTTAATAAGTTCATTATATAGATTAAACAATATTTCTTTATTATTGATATCTAGGTATATATTTTTATTTTGTAGCCATTTATATAAAGGTATCTTATTTTGAACTATCATATTATTATTAAAAAAGATAAAAATATAAAAATTTAATCTTACTAATCATAGAATTTATGTGTTAGAAATATTAATGAATATAATAAAGTTATCATCAAAATATTATTCATAAATTCTTTTACATTATATATATCTTTAATTTTATAATACTTGTCATAATTATAATTAATTTGTGATTGGTCTTTCATTATATATTATTAAATATATAATAATTATATAATTCAAAAAATTAATCTCAAAAAATAATTTAAACTATACACAAAGCAGTTTATTATATTTATTTGTTTTATTTAATTTTAATGAATATTGTGAATATAATAATAAAATCCATATTCATTATAATTTTAATAAAAAATTAAAAATAATATTCAAGATTATTTTTATTTTTACAATTTTCCTCACATTTTTCTAATGTATCATGTGCGCCTTTAGGACTACTAGTTTTTATACAATTATTATTATCACTACATTTATAATATATATTTTGTTTAGGTTCATCTGAGTTATTATGGGTAAACACACCAAGAACAAATAAAACAAATATAATAACTGATATAATTAATAGTAATATACCGAATGATATAACACCTACTTTTTTATTAGAAAATCTAGATTTAGATTTAGATTTAGATTTAGATTTAGATTTAGATTTAGATTTAGATTTAGACATATATATATATATTATGATTTAATTTACTGATAATTATTTAATTTCTTTTTTAGTTCTCTATTTTCTAACATTAATTCTCTATTTTTTTTCATAACTCTTTGTATATCAGTTAAATTTGTATTTGGATCAATTAAATCTTCAATTGTTATTTTTTTATCTTTCTTATCTTTTTTATCTTTTGAAGAACCTTCAGATTTCTTCTTATTCTTTTTCTTTTTTTTTGATACATTGTATCTATCGAATTCATTATCCATTATATATATATTTAGTAAAGATTAAAATTATATATTTTATATTTATATAAATTAATATGATAGATGAATTTTTGAATAAAGTAAAAAACAAAGAGAATGTTAGTGAATTAATGAAAGTAGTAAATGACAATAATATATCGGTTATTAAAACATTTTTGTATTATGGAGCAGAACCGAATATATCTAATAAAAACAATACATCACCATTGATGGTCGCTGCTAAGAATGGATATATTGAATCTTTGTATATATTATTAGAATATAATGCTGATCCTAATTTGATAAATAATGATGGTAATACAGCATTAATATATGCATCAGTTTATAATAATTTAGAATGTGTACAATTATTATTAAAAAAAATGAAGGAGATTGGTGATATGAATATTAATCACAAAAATAAGGATAATATTAGTGCATTAATATATGCATCAACCGCTAATAATGGAGATATATGTAGATTACTAATGAATGATGGAGCTAATGTGAATGATTTATCACCAGAGGGATACACACCACTAATGTTTGCTGCGGTTCATAAAAATCATCAATATATTAAAGATTTAATTAAATACAATGTTAATTTGTATATAAGAAATCAAGATGGTCAAACGGTATTTGATATGGATGAAGTAGATGATGATATTAAAACATTTATAAGAAAAGAAAAATACAAATAAAAAAATTTATTTAATTTAATTAATTATATAGAATTTTGAATATTAGATCTAATACGATCCATAAGATTCATATTATCACTAGTTATATCATGAACACTAATGGATTCTCCATTTACCAAGTCCATTAGAATATCACCTTTAATATCATCAATACTATTTTGTATGGATTGGCTAATATCAGGAATCTCATTCTCATTAGAATCTTGAGGTTCACCATCCTCTGATGGCAATTCATGTTTACACATAGGACACGTGTTGTTATCTTTTAACCAAGGTAATAATCCAGGGCATTCACATCCTTCTCCATGAAACTTGTGACCGCACGGTAATTCTAATATTTCATCATCTATATTGAAGTTATCTTGACATATAGAACACACACAAGACGTATCATCACATTTATATACTTTTAATGAGTCTAGGCCATCTTTTGATGTGGATTTTTTTTGAACAGATTGATTTAAAAATGATTGATTCAAAACGTGTTCAAGTGATATATCATGTATTACTCCTCTTAAAAATACATCTAATGCATCGAAAACTCTGGCAATATGTTCATCATTTTTGCTCAACCACATGACAAGATATCTTGTAGTAAATAAAAAAATAAAACAAATTCAAATTAAAATAACAAATGTCACATAAAATGACATTCGGGGTACCAATCTCCTATCTGTCGAATTGGTCCAAAAAGACATCTCGTCAAAACACCTCAGTAATTATCGTATTTACTGGGGTTCCTCAGATTCCTCTGCTTCCGTCGCCTCCTCGGCTGTTGCTTGTTCGGCTTCTGCTGTTGCTTCGGCTTCTGCTGTTGATTCGGCTTCACCTTGTTCGGCGTCGGCTTGTTCGGCTTCTGCTGTTGATTCGGCTTCACCTTGTTCGGCTTCTGCTGTTGCTTCGGCTTCACCTTGTTCGGCGTCGGCTTGTTCGGCGTCGGCTTGTTCG